AAGCAAAATAAAAAGTTGTTCATCTAATGGTTTATCCCTCTCTACTTCAAGCAATTGTTTTATAGCAACGATACATTTATCTAGTATTTTTTCACAGGCAATAGTAAATATTTCATTTTTTCCACTGTAGTGGGTATAAATAGAACCTTTCTTTATGCCAACTTGCTTTGCTAGATAGTCAACAGAAGTTCCTTCAAATCCATTTTCACCAAAGGATTTTATAAATTCTTCAATAATTAAATCTTTTGTTTTCATAATTCACCATCCTTAATACTAACTACCGGTAGTTATTATTTTATACTAGGTGATTCCATTTGTCAAGTAATAGTGGTGATTTGCATCTTACGGATAACCTAATCTATGTGGAATCATCTATGAATAGCGTTAGTTTCTCATATAGAAAATTAAACAAAGTTTCGGAATTAGATAAATCTAATTCCTCTATAGATTGCAATTTGAATAATACTGACCCGAGTGTAAATGTAAAAAAGAAGAATTCTTTGCATGAGTGTTCAATTATTTTGACTGGGTGAGGCCTTTAAAAGATAAAAAGCCACTTCTTCTATGTATATCTAGAAAAAAATCTATCCCTGTGTATCTATTTAAAGATCGTTAGTATCCGTATATAATCAGATTTTACTTATGATTACTAATTTATTGATAAGAGCTAATTTCATTTTCTACATTTAATAACTACCACGTAACTTATACCATTTTCTTTTAGATAAACTATTAGTCAATTTAGCACTTATTTACTTGGCAAGCGCATTGTTGTAGGCATCAACAGAAATTGTTTTAATGACATTGTATTCTGAATCGCACATGTTAACGAATGAGGGATTGTCGGTGGATCTTGAAAAGAAAAGTACTTCATTATTGAATTCGAAGCTAAAGTTAATTGTATGTGGACCAACATTATCAACAGAATTTTTCGTTTCCTTGTTAAGATAGTCATCACCACCAAAAACAAAGTCGATAATCATTAAGAAAGTAGATTTACCTATAGAGTTTTTAGCATCAGAACTTCCCAATACAGTATTTAAACCTGTATGGAAATTTATTGGCTCTCTAACTTTCCCATGAGATTCAAATTTATCACAACTAATACTTTTTAGCATAATGCAGTACCTCCTCATTGATAAGCTCAACTTCACTTAACGCAAACAAACAAACAATTATCTCCATAAATTCACTAATACCATTGACTTTATTCTTAATTTTTGAATATAGAGTTTCTGGAGTCATATCTGTATTTGATAATTCTTTTAATGCAAACGAAAATTTTGCAATGATGCTATCATTATATGATGTCACTTTACTAGGAAATCGCATGGAACACCTCGCAATTCTGCACGAAAAATGCAACTATGATATTTATAACAGAAATCTTATCTCTAGGATAACTTAATTGATCTGCCATCCACATTGAGAGTCTGTTAAAAATCTCTTTTTGAGTAAGTGTACCCATTGCATCTAGGGTTTCATATGCAAGAGATACCTCTGAGGCAATAACTTTAAATCTACTGATCCCGGTCGCATCAAGATCAGAAAATTGTTTTTCAATATATTTGTAGTATCTCAGAACCCATTTTGTAACATCATCTTTAAGTAATATATCATCCGGTATTTTTTCTATGAGTTCTGAAGGATCAAGGGGGATCAATCCACTCTCTTTATCTTGGTTAAGTTCACCAAGATCTTTTACAATGTTATATAGTTCATTTTCAATGTCAATTGAGTATAACTCGCTATTAATCTCCAAGTTTCTCTCAAAATCACGTTTCTTTTCATATAGCTTAGAGTATTTGTCAGCTGTTGGATCAATCCTATAATCACTGAAACAAGTGGTACAGAGTACTATTTTATTACCTATAGAGTCAATTAGGCTAGGAGCAGGATATACAGCTTCTAGCTCTTTTTTTATTTCAGCATCAAAAGTCTCATCAAAAATTTTAGAAATCCCATAATCACTTATTCTGCGCCCTCTAGCAGTTCTAAACAAACTTCTACCACAATTAGGACAGTGACTATTGGCTTCGGTTATATAAGGGACTTCATCACTTGTAGTTGTTTTTGAGTCGTTAGTATTTTCCATGCCTACCACATATACAAGCGCTAAAGCTAAAAAAGTAGCATTATCACCAGTGTTATATGAATCGTTTAGAACAGTCTTATACGAACTAGCTAAATTAGGTTCATTATTAATTAGTCTAATAAGATTTAGACAGACGTTATCTATTGTTGCTGAATTGAAATCTCTGGCAACATTTGACTTAAAACCAGAAATTACACCAGCGACTATTCTGGGATCACTCACAGCATTGATGACTTCGTTTGGAACATTAATTAAGTGCTTTGATAATCTACTTATTCTGGTATCGTCAAAATAAATAATAGGACTTAACAAGTTGCCAATTTGTTCTAGCAGTAATATTCCTGCTGGACCTTGACTGCGACATGAAACTAGTCCGTTTTTTACTATTGCAATGTATTCTGCAATATTAAATCTATCCATATGCTTCCTCCTCAAGTTAATGAAAAAATACTGCAAAATCACCGCAAAATTGCTACCAAGATAAAGAATAAGTGTTTAAGTAGAATATAAGTGTCTAGCAGATTGGTATTGGATTTAATTATTTGTATTTTGCATATATGTCTAATTTTATCATAATTGCAATAAAGCGACAATACTACAATACAGTGAAAGCCAAAGAAAACAAGCGAACGCGGTATTTATACTGCAAAGACAGCTAACTTCGATGATTCTGCTTATATGGAATTGCTACCCATGTAAGGTTCACAACAGGATCATCTAAACAATTAAATCATGCAGTTCGATCTATTGTGAGGAGAGGTCTGCAAATTGAAATGGAGTTATTCTAATAACCCTTCTTTTTGCGACCCCTTTGAACTGCCTACATGACTGAGAAAGAATATCTCCATTTTTAGAAAACAAATCTAAATTGGAGGTATTTTTTTATGAAGGTAACTAAAACAGAAAAGAATCAACATCCTAAACTATACGGCTATGGAACCCTCGAGCAACTACAAAGCGATCCAGATAACACTCAAACTCACTGGATTCTTTATAAGGATGCTGATGGTGATTATAGGTTCATTCCATGTGACGAGGCTTATTATCACGCGTATAGAAATGAAGAACGTAACGAAAGACGTGTGCGCGATTTGGAATCAAGATGTTTAATTCCATCTGAAAAATACGGGTTAGTGAAATGTCGAGCAGATTGTAGTCTTTGTCCCAAAGTGAGAGACGGACTTCCCATCTCTATAGATTACATGCGCGAGCAATACGATTTTGATTTCAAAGATGAATCCTATGAAGCTAAGGAAGAAGAATTATATGAACAGGAACAAAAAGACTACATATGGAATGTTGTGAGTGAACTTGATCCAGTCGATCAAAAGATACTCAAACTCTTTAGTGCTGGGAAAAAGGATGCTGAAATCGCTGAAGTATTAAGTAAGTCGAGAAGCAGAATTCAGGAACGTAGGGTTCAACTTATCGAGCTTTTAAGAGAAAAATTAAAAAAGTTTAACGAATGACCGGCAAATGATAGGTTACCTTGCCATTTAACTATTGAAGAGGAAAAACGACCTTTTCAAAAATTAAAGGAGGTTTAGAAATGCCGAAAGAAAATAAGCCCAATAAACCCTATCTGACTGATAAGGATTTAGTTGAAACACTGCTATTAATCAGTGAGACATCTAAAACATTGGCACTAGAAGTCATGTTGCTTCCAGATGAAGCAGAAAGCAGTGGAGGTGAAGACGATGTCACGAAGTCCGACGATCCACAGTAGAAAGTACAGTCCTAGTAAAAGTAGCACGTGGTTTAACTGTCCACTCAGCACACTCTTAAATGATGGTTCTAGCCAGGAGACAAATCCGCAAGCTGAATTTGGTACACAATGTCATGAATTAGGAGCCGCACTGATCAGTAAGTCATTAAATTTAATCGATTATGACAGTCAAGTAAAACCGATTGACGAACTCATCACAGAACTCGATATGTATTCAGATGAGATGCAAGAAATCGCTGATGGCTATGCTGACTTTGTCATCCAGACGATTGAGTTTGAAAAGAAGAGAACAGATTCAGAACCACTCATTGTGATTGAGCAACACCTGGACATGGATTTCGATGATGATGCTGGAGGTACCTTGGATTGCGGAATCATTTCTTCTTTAGATGGTGGAACGCTCACAGTGATTGATCTTAAAACCGGCAGAACACCAGTTTATACATTTGATCATGAAAAGAATGAATTTAATTCACAACTTGGTATCTACGCACTTTACTTTTATAAGGCTTACAAAGATTTATATCCAATTAAGAATGTAAGACTCGTCATTTACCAACCAGTTATCAACAACACAAATGACTATGAGATGCCAATTGAAGAGTTGCTTCAGTTCGAATCCAATGTACTCATTCCAGCAGTTAAAAGGACAAAAGTGGATAGCCCTGAAGCACATCCTGGTAAGTACTGCAGATACTGCGCAGGTAAAGCTATATGTGCGAAGCGAGCTGAAGTTAACACAGAAGTCATGCAAGAGTTAAAAAAGCCAGTAGCGACTATGTCAGATGCTGAAATCGAAGCATTATTACCACACTTGGATGAAGTTGTTCAGTATGCAAAAGATGTCATGGAGTTTGCCATCAAGAAGGCACTCAATGGTCACAGATGGAATAACTACAAACTTGTTCATACAAAAGGGTCCAGAAAGATCACTGATGAAGAAGGTGTCATCAAAGCTTGTCAAAAAGAAGGCATCGATCCCTACGCCCCTAAAAAGGTAGCTGGCATTACAGAATTAACCAAAAGAATAGGCAAGAGCAAAGTAGATACCCTTATTGGTGCTTACATCAATATGCAACTAGGTTCATTAGTTTTGGTACCTAAAACAGATCCTCGTGAAGAGGCAACAATTATCGAAGAAGGAGATAAATAAAACATGCTAAAAATTATTAAAGGTAAAGAAAAGAGACCACTAAAGATTGTCATTTATGGTCCAGAAGGCATTGGTAAATCAACCTTTGCTAGCCAGTTTCCAGATCCACTATTTATCGATACTGAAGGTGGAACAAGCAACTTAGATATCAGAAGAATTAAATGCAACAAATCATGGGATGAACTCATCTCAGTAGTGAAAGAAATAAAAGAAAATCCAACGATCTGTAAAACGGTAGTACTCGATACTGCAGACTGGGCTGAAACATTATGTACCAATGCAGTGTGCGAAAAATATCGAAAGAACAATATTGAGGATTTCGGATATGGCAAAGGTTATGTCTATTTGGTTGATGAGTTTTCAAAATTACTTACGCTCATGGATCAGCTGATTGAAGTTGGCATCAATGTAGTCATTACTGCTCATGCAAAACCACGTAAATTTGAACTTCCAGAAGAACAAGGTGCATTTGATCGCTATGAGATGAAACTGACCAAACAAGTCGCACCAGTTATCAAAGAGTGGAGTGATGCATTATTCTTTGTCAACTATAAGATTTATGTCGTTACAACCGAAACCAACTCTAAGAAAGCTCAGGGTGGGAAGCGTGTTCTTTATACAACACATAACCCTACGTATGATGCAAAGAATCGATTTGATTTACCAGAGGAACTAGAACTGAACTTTAAAAGCATTTCCCATCTATTTGAAGACCAGGATTTTGTGAAACCTGAAGTAACGTTTCCTGATCCTAAAGATATTACTACTTATGCACTCGTTGAGAAACTCAAAGAGATGATCAATGAATCAGATATCGCTGAAGAAGAATTAAAGAAAGTCGTCGCCGTTAAAGGTCATTATCAAGAAACAGAACCAATAAGCAATTATTCAGATGATTTTATCACTAGATGGATCATTCCGAATTGGAAAAAAATAGTTGAATCAATAAAAAATAAAAAAGGAGAACAACAATCATGATGGATAACAAAAATATGTTGATGGATTGGAACGATGCCATCGAAGAAGACGGTCAGGAGTATGTCTTACTGCCTGAAGGTGATTACAATTTTACAGTGACTCATTTTGAGCGAGGAAGATTTCCTGGTGGACCAAAAGTACCAGCATGTAATAAGGCAACCATAACAGTACAAGTAGAAACCAAAGAAGGTATCGCAACAGTAAAGTTTGATTTACTTCTCTATCGTTCTTTAGAATGGCGTATTTCATCATTCTTTAGATGCATTGGTCAGAAGAAACATGGTGAAAAGCTAACTATGGACTGGAATAAAGTGATTGGTTCTAAAGGCAGAGCTCATTTCAAGCAACGCTCATATACCAACAATCAAGGTGAAGAGAAGTTTACAAATGATATTGAACGTTTCATCGATTACAACGAAGAGTTCTTTTTTCCAGACGATCTTCCATTTTAGGAGGGATCAGTCATGGTATTAAGACCTTATCAAAATGAAGCTGTTCAAGCAATAAGAAACGAATGGAGTCAAGGACATCAAAAAACGCTATTAGTACTTCCAACTGGAACTGGTAAAACAGTCGTATTTTCAAAGGTGGTTGAAGAGGAAACAAAAGATGGCAGTAACGCATTAATTCTTGCTCATCGTGGAGAATTGCTCGATCAAGCTTCAGAAAAGTTATTAGAAACGAGTGGATTGGATTCAGCTTTGGAAAAGGCTGAGTCTAGTTCCATCGGTTCAAAAAAGCGAGTAACTGTTGCATCCGTTCAAACACTATCTCAAGAAAAAAGACTCACAGCATTTGCGAAGGATCACTTCAAGACCATTGTAGTCGATGAAGCCCATCATTCCATGAGCGATACATACCAACGCATACTCACTCACTTTGATGGTGCAAATGTACTAGGAGTTACTGCAACACCTGATCGCTCTGATCAGAAAAGTCTAGGGAAATACTATGACTCAAAAGCGTATGAATACTCACTTCATCAAGCGATTAGAGAAGGTTATCTATGTCCAGTTAAAGCACAGATGATCCCACTTGAACTCGATATTCATAGCGTCGGTGTTTCAAATGGTGATTACGCAGTAGGTGAAATAGGATCTGCATTAGAACCTTACTTAAACCAAATAGCACTTGAGATGCTTAAATATTGCAAAGGCAGAAAAACAGTGGTGTTCTTACCCTTAGTTAAAACATCACAAAAGTTTTGTGAACTACTGAATTTGCATGGGATTAAAGCAGCAGAAGTTAATGGAAACAGCACAGACCGAGATGAAATCTTAGCTGACTTTGAAGCGGGTGAATATGATGTATTATGCAATTCAATGCTATTAACTGAAGGCTGGGATTGTCCCGCTGTCGATTGCATCATCGTACTTCGACCAACAAAGATTAGAAGTTTATACCAACAAATGGTAGGTCGTGGGATGAGACTCCATCCGGGCAAAGATGAGTTATTATTACTTGATTTCCTGTGGATGACAGAACGCCATGATTTATGTAGACCATCCGCACTGATTTCAAAGGATGCAGAACTTGCTAAACGTATCGATCAAAAGATGATGGATAAAGAAAGTGGTATTGATCTACTTGTTGCAGAAAAAGAAGCTGAAAATGATGTGATACAAGAACGTGAAGATGCACTCGCAAGAGAACTTGCAGCCATGCGTAGAAAGAAAACTAAACTCGTCGATCCAATTCAGTATGCATTTTCAATAGCTGCAGAAGATTTAGCAAATTATGAACCTACATTTATGTGGGAGATGGGACCTGCAACTGAAAGACAACTGGATTACTTAGAAAAACATGGCATTTATTCAGAAGCAGTAACCAGTTGTGGTATGGCAAGTATGCTTATTGAAAAACTTAAGAATAGACAAATTGAAGGCTTGGCGACACCAAAACAAATCCGCTTCTTAGAACGTTATGGTTTCTTACATGTTGGTATGTGGGCTTTCGACGCAGCAAGCAAAATGATTACACGTATCGCAGAGAATAATTGGTTTTTACCAAGAGGAATAAACGCAACAAGTTATCAGCCATAGGAGGAACTAAATGGACAACATATTAGAAGCTTTAAAACAAATAGATGCATCAAATACAACGTACGAAGAATGGATACAAGTAGGCATGGCTTTAAAAGCTGAAGGATATGACTGTTCGGTATGGGATAACTGGAGCAAAAACGATCAACGCTATAAACCTGGTGAGTGCGACAGAAAATGGGGAACTTTTAAAGGTTCCTCTTTACCCATAGCCGGAGGAACGATAATCAAAATGGCAAAAGACACAGGGTGGGAATCGCGTGGAGGAATCATGGAGTGGGATGACATTATTGAATACGATGGCGATGGCATGATCTATGATCCGACTAATGATATGACACCCGTAGAACAACTCATCAAATATTTAGATACACTTTTTTATGATGATGAATATGTAGGGTATGTGACAACGGATGTGTGGCAAAACAGCGATGGTAAATGGATGCCTAAAAAAGGACAGTACGATCGAACAGCTGGTGAACTCATGACGTTACTTGAAAAACACTCTGATGATATTGGTGCAGTTATTGGTGATTCCAAAGATGAATGTGGTGCTTGGATCAGGTTTAATCCAGTCGATGGTATCGGTGTAAAAAATGAAAATATAACGAGATTTACTCATGCCCTTGTAGAATCTGATGATATACCGATATCCGAACAAGATGCCATTTATCGTAAGTATGAATTACCTATTGCTTGCTTAGTTCACAGTGGAAGTAGAAGTTTACATGCCATAGTCAAAGTCGATGCTAAAGATTCAGAAGAATATCGTAAGAGAGTCGATTTCCTGTATGATTTCTTAAACAAGAACGGACTTAAAGTGGATAAGGCCAACAGAAACCCTTCAAGATTGTCACGTTTACCTGGAGTGATTAGAAATGGTGTCATGCAAACTTTAGTCGATACAGATATAGGTAGAAAAGACTGGAATGAATGGTTAGACTTTGTTGAAGGTAACGCTGATGAACTTCCAAGTGTTGATTCACTGGATGATGCGTTAGCAAATCTACCACCACTTGCACCTGAACTTATCGAAGGTGTTGTAAGGGTTGGACACAAGATGCTTATATCAGGATCATCTAAAGCTGGTAAAAGTTTCTTACTCATGGAACTAGCTATCATGCTATCAGAAGGTATGAAATGGCTAGGTTTTCAGTGTAAAAAGTCAAAAGTGTTTTATGTGAATTTGGAAATAGATCGCGCTAGCTGTTTACATCGTTTTGATGAAATCTATAAAGCACTTAAATTTAAACCCAAGAACAGTTCAAATATTAAAATATGGAACCTGCGTGGACGTGCAATGCCACTAGATAAACTAGTACCTAAACTCATTCGTAAAGTAAAAAATCAAGGCTTTGATGCCATTATTATTGATCCGATTTATAAAGTGATTACTGGTGATGAAAACAATGCAAGTGAAATGGGGGCATTCTCTAATGAATTCGATAAGATATGCAATGAAACAGGTTGTGCAGCTATCTACTCACATCATCATTCGAAAGGGGCTCAAGGCTTCAAAAGAGCAATGGATAGAGCAAGTGGTTCTGGTGTATTTGCACGTGATCCAGATGCACAACTCGATATGATTCAACTTGAAGCTAGTGAAGAGTTTATGTTACAAAACGCAGATAATCCACATTCTACAGCTTGGCGATTAGAGAGTAGTCTTCGTGAATTTCCTAACTTTAAACCAGTGAATTTTTGGTTTGAATATCCAATTCATCGTGTAGATGATAAAGGAACACTTCAAAAGGTTTATGCTACTGGAGATCCAAAAGCAAATCTAGAAAAAAGTGGCAAAAGAAGTCAAACATCCGAATCTAGGAAAGACGAATTTGATACAGCATTTGATCTAAATGTAAATGATGAAGGTGAATGTAAACTTTCTGAATTATCTGAATATTTAGGATTAACTGATCGAACAATACGAAAAAGAATAAAAGAATTTGGTGATGAATATACAATTTCAAACAGTGTAATCACTAGAAATGAACAAGAGTGAATAAAGGGAAAAATTCACAATTCACACCAAAAAGCAGTGAAGTGAATAAAGGGTAAAAACTCCTATATTCCAGAGTGAAGAAAATCGTGAATATAGGGCTTATATATAGTTGTTCATTCACAACCGCTGACGCGTCGTTTGTAGGATAGGGCTTGAGAGCCTGCCCTATCCCAAACAACCGCATCAACGTCAGCACTACCTTTCTTCACTTAAAAAATTAAAGAAACGGAGGAAAACTATGAAAATATTTCTCTTACTTGATCCGCCAACGATCACAGCACAGCAGCATAAAGTAACACTCGTTAAAAACAAGCCTGTGTTTTATAAACCAGAAAAACTGAAGCAAGCAAAAACTACAATCATTAAACACCTAAAACCATTTAAGCCGGATAAGCCAATGGAAGGTCCGATTAAACTAAATGTCATATGGAGATTTCCGAGAGGTAGAAAAAACAAACACTTTGAATGGCGAGTAACTAAACCTGATACCGACAATCTTCAAAAGATGCTAAAAGATTGCATGACAGAAGTTGGCTTCTGGTTAGATGATGCTCAAGTGGTGGTAGAGCATGCTGAAAAGTTGTGGTCAGATGATCCAACAGGAATTGCTATTGAAATCGAAGTACTAGAAAAGTATAAGGAGGATTCAGGATGAATGCTAAAGAATACTTAAGTCGCTATCACGTAACAGAACTTAAAATATTACGTCTGCAAGTTGAAGTTGAAGAATACATTCGTCTTGCAAACTCTATACCAGGTATTAATTTTGATCAGATTCGTGTTGATGGAACTAAAAGTCTAGAAGCACCTTTTGAGAAATGGATACGTAAGGCTTTAGATAATGAAAACTTAATCGTGGACTTGAAAAGGAAACTTCCAATCATAAAAGGTGAAATCATGTCAGTTATTGATGAACTTGAAGACACTGAACTTAGAAAAGTTTTGATCTATCGATATATAGACTGGTTAAATTGGAATGAAATAGCAGTTAAGATGTTCGTATCTATTTCGACTCTAAAAAGATGGCATGGAAATGCGTTGAGATCTATTGAATTACCTAAACAAAAAAACGAGGAGAAATAAATCAATCCTCGTTTTATGTTAGATTCTGAAAAGAAGGAATCTAGCTATGAAATTACGATTTTACATATGAAACAATAGAAGCAGTTAAATCACTTCCATGCGCGTCAAATTCATCATAAAATAGTTCGATTGCTTCTTGTAATGCATCATCTTTAGCTTGCGCATCAACGATATATGTTTGAGAATAAGAATCATTATATACTTTAACAGTAAAAGTATAATTAAAATGGACTTTAGAAAACATGTCGACCTCCATTAACATTTATTTTATTATAGCATTAATTTATCATATGATAAATAGTAGATTTCCAAAGAACCGATAAATTATGGACCATGATGGACCACGATGAACCGTTGTGAATTTGTCAAGGGTGTGTTATGATTAAACTGAGCAAAGCTATAAACAACATGGAATACTGGCTATAAGACCAGCCTAGAGACACTTAAAGAATTCAGTGATGAGTTCTTTTTTGTTTTTGCAGAGATACTTGTAGTATTCCAACTGGTGAATAATTACAATTTTTTGCATACAGTTGGAGTGATTGAATGAAAGGAAAAATGCTTGATCTATATGAGCGATGGGATGAATCAGGACACTTAGAGGTTAAATTAAAAGCCATATCTGAAATGATATCTAAAAGAGCAACTCAAAAACAGATTGCTGAATATCTAGGAATTACAGAGAAAACAATTATTAAACTTAAGAAAGCACATCCAAAGTTTAATGCGGCCTTTCAGTATGGTGATGAAGAATTAAAACAAAAACTACTCGATGCCATTTATCAACGCGCGATAGGTTTTGAATACGAAGAAACACAAACAGTGATTGAAGAAACAAAGACTGGAACTAAAAAGCGAATTACTAAGTTTAAGAAACAGTCACTACCTGATATAACAGCGATTAAATACTTACTCATTACGAAATTTGGTATTGAGTATAACGAAAAGAAAGCAGAAATTGAACTTATGCAAAAACGCATAGAAAATGGTGAGGAGGTTTGGATGAATGAATATCGTGATGAAGCAAGTATCAGTACTCCAAGAGTACGAAAACAATCCAAGAAACAATGACGAAGCGATCAAAGCTGTTGCTAACTCGATAAAGGAATTTGGATTTAAGGTTCCAATAGTTATTACAAGTGACAACGTCATCATAGCTGGACATACGCGCTTAAAAGCCTCTGTGTCGCTTGGTTTAGAAGAAGTGCCATGTATTGTCGCAGATGATTTAAATGAGGCACAAATCAAAGCCTTTCGCTTAGCGGATAATAAAACAGCTGAACTTGCCACTTGGGATTTATCAAGACTTGAAGAAGAGCTAGCTGGCATTGACATGGACATGCTTCAGTTTGGATTTGAAGAAATGGAAGAACTGCTTCCAGATAATGCAGCTGATGATGATTTCGATATCGATGATGAAATTCCAGAGATACCTTTTTCTGAGATTGGCGATATATATGAACTTGGACCTCATCGACTTATGTGTGGTGATTCAACAGATGCAAAACAAGTTGAAACATTACTTGATGGTAGCACAGTAGATATGTTGTTTACCGATCCGCCTTACAATGTTGACTATGAAGGAACAGCTGGAAAAATCAAAAACGATAAGATGGAAGATAATACCTTCTATCTTTTTTTATACAGTGCTCTCCAGAATATGTTCAATCATACAAAACCAGGTGGTGCTATCTATGTTTGTCATGCTGATACTGAAGGACTCAATTTTAGAAATGCTTTCAAGAACTCAGGCTTTAAGCTAGCTGAATGTCTTATCTGGGTAAAGAATGCACTAGTACTTGGCAGACAAGATTATCACTGGAGACACGAACCTATTCTTTATGGATGGAAAGAAGGAGCTGCTCATTACTTTGTTGATGACAGATCTCAAGATACCATCTGGGAATATAATAAACCAAGAAAAAATGAAGAACACCCAACTATGAAACCTTTAGAGTTAGTTGGGAAAGCTATCAGCAATTCATCGAGACGTCATGAATCGGTATTAGATTTATTTGGAGGGTCTGGATCAACGATGATCGCAGCCGATCAATTGGATCGAAAATCATATCTCATGGAGCTTGATGAAAAGTTTATCGATGTCATTGTGAAACGCTATATCAAACATAAGGCATCTAATGATAATTGTTATTTAATCAGAAATGGAAAAAGGTCTCCACTTAGCGATTTTGATTACTTTGAAAATAAGTCACTATAGTGAAAAAAGTGCTTGCTATTAAGTCTCTTTAGAGTGATATATATAGTAACCAAAAAATTATAAGGAGACTAAAGTTATGGAAAAACAGATTAAATTATCTGAATGGATTGAAAGATTTAAATCAGGCGAGTTTGATAGACCTGATACAACAACTCAAATCAAGGCAGGGTGGTTCGATTGGTTTTGCAAAGATACAAGCTTAGCCAATAAAACTAAGAAGATGGGTAACATCATCAAGCAAATCAAACCAGGCGGAAAAGTAGACCTTGAGACAAGTTATGTGTGGTTTAAAAATAATTGCCCGTTGAATGGTCCACTCTATGATGATTTCAGAATTGCAGATATCGAAACCAATAATAACCTCATCGTCATTTAAATTGATTGTGTATGGAGTGATTCAAAATATACTGTTTATGAAAGACTTGACGGATTTGATAAACCTGCATATAAAACAAACTCATCGAGAGAACTTGTTAAATGGTTAAACAAAGGATGGAACATATAATGTATAAAGAGTTCAATGCACATCCAAAAGGTATTAAAACAACCGATTGTGTTGTAAGAGCAATCGCTACTGCAACAAGCAAAGACTATCTCGAATGTAGAAGAGAACTTAATCAAGCAAAGCGAGAACTTGGATATTCTAATTACAAAGATACCAAATTTCTATACGATTATTTGAAAGACTATCCAAGACTTATATTTAAACCAGTTAAGGGAGAACCAAGAATCAAAGGCAGTGACTTTTGTGAGTTACATCCAAAAGGAACTTATATTTTGAAAATGGCTGGACACATTACAGCTTGCATTGATGGTGTGATATTTGATACTTGGGATTGTTCATATCGGTCAGTATATACTGCATGGGAGATAACAAAATAGATAATTGGGAGCGCAAGCTCCTTTTTTACTCGTTAAATTAAGGAGATGATGGAATGCAAGTCATAACAAGTGAATCAGTGTTTAGTGGACATCCAGATAAAGTCTGTGATCAAATCAGTGATGCTATACTGGATGCCATTTTAGAACAAGATAAAAAAGCAAGAGTCGCAGTTGAAACGGCTATTAAAGATGATTTAGTATTTGTCTTTGGGGAGGTAACGACCACTGCAAAAGTCGATTATGCAGACATAGCCAAAAGCAAACTTCGTGAAATCGGCTATGAAGAAAGTTTCAAAGTCATGGAAAAGATTAGTAAACAATCACTAGATATCGCACTTGGAGTTGATTCAACAGAATCACATGAACAAGGTGCAGGTGATCAAGGGATCATGTTTGGTTATGCATGTAACGAAACACCAGAGTTAATGCCACTTCCGATTATGTTAGCGAATCAAATATCTAAAGAGATGGACAAAGCACGTATAGAACAGTATTTACATATCTTTGGTCCTGATGGCAAGTGTCAGGTATCTGTCTTATATGAAAAAGGTAAGCCTAAGAAAGTGCAAACTATCGTTGTTTCAGCACAAACGAGATCATGGATACGAAGAGAACTATATGAAGATATCATAATCAATGAAGTTTTACCGAAAGTTCTTGATGATAAAACAATCAAAGAAGCAGAAATCCTTATTAATCCTACGGGTGAGTTTGTGATAGGTGGTCCTTACGCTGATTCAGGATTAACTGGCAGAAAGATTATAGTTGATACATATGGTGGTTATGCAAAGCATGGCGGAGGAGCCTTTTCTGGCAAGGACGTAAGCAAGGTTGATCGTAGTGCGGCTTATTATGCCAGATTCGTAGCAAAAGCCGTTGTAGGGGCAGGTTTGGCGACACATTGCGAGATACAACTAGGTTATGTGATCGGTATTGCTAAGCCAGTGAGTGTCTATGTGAATACATTTAATACTGGAATTATGAGTGATGATAAAATACAAGATCTTATCAATCAAACATTTGATTTTAGACCACAACACATTAAAAAAGAACTTATGCTAGATAACATCAAGTTCCAGGAGTTAGCGAAGTATGGACACTTCGGTAGAGAGGATTTAAGTGTACGTTGGGAACATGTAGATGATAAGATTGCTGAGTTGAGAAAGTGGTATGAGAAAGCCTAAAGAACTCCATAGGTTTTATAAGTCTACTCAGTGGCAAGTAGCCAGAGAAATCAAGATAAGAGAAGCAAATGGAAAATGTGAACGTTGCGGTGCATTAGGTGAAGAAGTACATCATATCATTAAATTAACTGTACAGAATGTCATTGATCCAACGATAAGTTTAAATCAAGATAACTTAGAGTTCTTGTGTAAGAAATGTCACAATGCAGAACATAAGCGATTTTCTAAAGAAAAAGAATTTGATGAAGATGGGAACTTAATTCATAGATAACCTCGAATAAACAAATGTAGTTTGGTATAATGTTTATAAAAGTAGGTGGAAATATGAAAAAAACTAAAGAAGAATACTTTAAGTATCTGACCGCACTAACTGAACTATCGAAACTACACAAGGACTTGTTTGATGAGGATAAAAATGTTGTAACACCTGGTTTGATCTCAGAATCTATTGTGATGTACTTATTGGATTTGGAGGTCTCCACACATAAGGATTCAAAAAAATATGATGCAATGAAGATAATAGATGGAAAGCCTATATACTATGAAATAAAGGCAACTTCTTCTGATACAGGAACAACTACAATCAATATCAACTCTAGACCAGATGTACTAGTTTGGGTATATTTCGATTATGAACAACAAGAAATTGTACTAAATGAACTATCTAATTTTAAATCAATAAATTCAATAGAGAAGTTATTTAATAAGATTGCACTTGATAGGATAAAAAAGGATATTTTCAAGACAGATGGTATAGTTGAAAAAGATAGAGTCTCAATTACATTGAAGAATATCAATTGGGAAACATTAAAAAAATATTCGATGAAAGATTTATCTGAAATCGTTTAATCCCCCCCGCCTAAACTTAAGAAAATTATGTGAGTTAGAATAAATACAGGACATATAGCATAGAGGGTTTCCCTAGTATTTAAGGTATACTTAAAGAAAGGGGTGAAGCCTTATGCCTAAGATTTATGAAAACTCATTTAAGAACATGATTTGTG